TTTATTTTCTTTAAGAGCAACCTTTACATCATATTTAACAAAATCTGTAATAAGACCTGCTTGCTGTCCTTTTGTCTTTACATTGCCATTTGCAATAAATGTTTTTTCATTTTCATCTAGATATTTAAAAACAGACTTTCCTTGGTGAACTTGAGTATTATTATTCTCATAATATCTACCTGTATATGCCCCTATGAAACTACCAGCTTGGTCATGTAGAACAATATCATCATTTTGAAAATTTTCAGCAGCACATAATTTCAATTTAGAGAATGATGTACCTGTTGAATTAAAAGAATAATCAATTTTATCAATGTATGTATCCCCCGCTGAACTAGCACTTATAGTTGATACATTATTTGGCAATTGAATCGGTGCAACTGAACATCCACCAAGAATTGAAACCAAACCCAATAAAATAATCTTTTTCATGAAATTACCCATCATTTTTTAATGGATAAAATTTAACAGGTGAGAAATAAAAAAGCCACTCAATCGAGTGGCTTCTCTATTTTAAGCATGTAGTAGCTTTTCAGCACCAGCGGCCAAAAATGCAGATCGGGTTTTAAATCTTTTATCCTTACCAACATTATCATCAATCTTCCGAATTAATCGGCTTGGCAAAGTAACATTGATTTTTTCTGGCTTACCTAAATAACGACTAACATCAACTTCAGTAACTGCCCAGATCATTCCTTTATAGTCGGTATCATCTAGAAACTTACCTACTTCAGATGCTAAAGGAATTTCCTCACCATCTTCAGCTAGGATTTCTAAATGACCAGAAATAGCCTCTTTTACGTTCTCGATAGCTTCCTCTAATGTGTCGCCAGCACTAAAACAACCTGGAATATCAGGAACAGTGACACCAAATGCTTCGGTATCTGATCCTCGTTCAATTGCAATTGGATATAACATCTCAACACTCCATGCCCTTGGCATAAACATATCGCCCACTGCGTTATGGTTAGTTGTAAAGGGCAGATATTTAAAGTCAGGAAACAGCGGGTCAATTTAGACCCGCTTGCTTCAAAATGCTTTTAACAGTTCCGTTTGGTAAATCTTTTTTAGGATGCGGGATTGTAACTAACCCCTTTTTGGTTGGGTGTTTGAAGTGATGATGACTTCCTGTAACCCTAACCTCATACCAACCGTCTGCTTCAATCATTTTGATTAAATCCAGACTTTTCACACCATTCCCTTCTTAACTTGATGAAGCAATTATAACCCTAGAGTTATTTTAAGTAAATACCTCTAGGGTTATTTTTTAATAGGCTGCTTCATTTTTTTGTGAGAATCATCCAGAAAAATATTATCCATCGTAAAAATACAGTCGTTAAAAATATCTCTTTCGACTGGCAATTCGTAATGATCACAATATGCAGATATGGATGAAATATCCAAAGCTAGAGGAATGCCTTGCTCATAACGTCTTGAGCGCGAAATAACGTTATACGCCGATAAAATTGCATGTGAGGTAAATGAATATTCAGGCTTCTGAAATTCTTCTGGCTTTTTCAAGTTTAAGGCTTTGGCGATTGCCGTTTGTTTCTGGCCGTAGTCGTTCGCTTCTTCTTCTGAGTTGAACTTGGACCAGTTGTAGAGCTTGACGACTTTCCCACTACTTCATCCTTATAAGAATCCGCCTCTTTCTGGATTTTCTCAGCTTCTTTCAATACAAATAACCAAATTTGTACGCCAAGATCACCATCGTTTAAAAGCTTTGTCGCGTGTTCTGAGGAATATTCAGGCACAGTTTCAAATATTTCACCTTTTTCATTTTGCTCCCCAAACACTATTCCTTTCCAATCTTCAATTAGGTGACATGCAGTAGCTTCAAGAAGCAATTCACCATAAAGCTTATCTTCTTTTGAAGCTTTACTGACATCATAACCTTTGGAGGTAATTTGGTTGTTTGCTCGTTCAAGGGCCACTTGATATGGCTTATAAGAGATACCACGAATTTTAAATTCAGCTAATACATTTCCTTCTTTATCAACGTACTCCCGCCATTTACTCACTGTTTTACTAGTCTGAATGGTTACTTTTAAAGCCATTTTCTACTCCAAAAAAAAGCAGCCATAAAGGCTGCCATCAGTAAAATTAAATTAAGGATTTGGGTTTGGTGCTGGAATACGGGTAATGATTGGCGATTCTTCAACTACCTTATATTCAAATGAAGCATTTAAAATGTCGCTGTTTCCACCACTCGGTAATGGTGCTGTAATTTCAGCTTTAGGAATAAAAATTTCGTAAGAATTACCCAAAGTGTCTGTAATTGGGACCTTCAATGAAATTGAAGTGTTGGTGAACTGTTTTTCGTACATGTCTGAAGTATTTCGTGACCATGCAGCAGTAAATGAACCTGTGCCGGCTGCAAGTGTTTCTAAAATAGCTCTAGCATTGATTCCTTCACCTAAGCATTTTTGCAACTTCATAGTGTTATCCCATTTGAATGAGAATTGCGTCAAGCAAGAGATACCTGCTTGAGATACCCCATCAAGTAAGATTTCACCAACAGAAACATTAGATAGCTTAGGACTGTTATCTGCTGGAGTTACTGCCCCAGCGGGTGGTGTTGAGAAGTTAGTTCGACCTAAAGCCATTAGGCCAAATGCCATCGAAATTAAGCCTGCTTCAGGAATTTCAATACTAAAGGTATTTACATGACAACCTCGGAAAACGTGGTAATCATTTACGTCTTCAAAGCCGCGAAGTACTGAGAATGTTTGGCGAAGTGCCCCACCAAAAGTAAGGACATTGGATGACCAGCTATTAAAGGCTGCCGCTGCCATTAAATCTTGCACAAGTTGGCTATATTTTGCCTCACACTTTAATTCACCGGCATATTCTGCGCCTGTAATCATTGATGAGCGAGCAATGCGCCCGCTAGTGATAGACTTTGACTCTTCTTTAGAAACTGTTGCATCCAAGCCGTTATCTGTAAATTCAAATGTAGTCCGAGCAAACGGTGTCGGTGTTACACCTACCGTTGTTTCTCTTGCAATTTGCGTTATCTGACGCGCACCACTCGACATGGCTTATTACTCCTAACTTTGCATAAAAAAAGCCACCCGAAGGTGGCCGTTAAATTTTTGGCGTAAAAAAACCGCCTTTTGGACGGTGTGATTTAATTTAAGTAACTATCTTTCATATCAATTGACTGTAAATCCAATGGTCACATTCTGCTGCACAAAATCTCCATCTTTACCTGCATCAATCGATTGACCACTCCAGCATTTCAGATGTTGAACACTGTAGTATTCAAAATGAGCAAGCAAAACATCACCTAGAATTGTTATTTCCTGGTCTCCCGTATTAGGTCGAGCAAAACACTGAATTAAGATATTACCAGTACGACGTGTACACGGGGTATCACCAAGACCAACTGTGTAACTTGGCCCCCATTTAATTGTCAAACTACACCACAAACCTTTAGTTGGAACTGTAAAGCCTGGCTGATTGGAATATTTAATTCTTTCTTGAGAAATACCTTTAAAAGCCTCCATACGGTCTACTATGGCAAGTCTAGCTTCCTCTAAAGTCATTTCCATTTTAGCCACCGTACTTTTGAGTAATGTAAGTAAACGTTGTGCTGTAGATGCCTAACGGCGCTTGATCTGACCAGCCATTTTCTAAGCGCTCAGCATAGGGTTGGTTGTTTTGAATATAAATCAAACTACCAAGTTTAAATTTCACGGCTTGAATCGCTGCATCTTGCACGGCATTAGTAGAAGGCTCTCGCACACCGTAATCACCAGATCCAATAGAAACAATATGTGAAGCTCGATAAGCTCCTGTATCAACAGGGCTTGAAACAACGAGTGATTGCACTGTATCGATAGTGATTTTCTTTACATGCTCATCTGCCTGTTTCTCAACTTCAAAACTAAAGCTTGTCGGCTTTACTCCCGTCCACCCCATTGATCATCTCCACTTTAACTTTGCCACGCAATATTCTTGTGCAAAGCCCATCTTTGCGCTTATTAATCTTGTATGGATACTTGAAACAACAAACCAAACCCTGTTCCTCATTCGCCCAAAGAACATGTTTAATTTCATTGTTATTCACATATATTCTGCGATTACCTTTACCATCATTCACGCTATGAAACATTTCACTTCTCGCTTTCTTCATACATTTCAAAAAGGTCTTGAGCGATCGATTGAATTGAATATGCCTCAAATTCTGGACTAGGCTCTTTTTCTCCCATCAACTTCTTAACCTTCTGCCAAACATGAACTGCTTCATGTAAAAGCAGTCCATAAACTTGTATTTGGTCCTTATCCGCTGCTTCACCAATTTGGACAATTACATAAGCACCATCCGAATAAGAACTAACCTGAGCATCT